GTGGATTGGGTTGTTGTATTCTTTTCCTTCTTTTAAAGCTCCTACAGGATGCAGATAAGCATTAGGAGTGCTAGGTACAGATACCAAATCCCACGCTAATAGTTCAAAATCGTCTTGTACTTCTACGGTTTCACCTAATTGTTTAACTGAGCCCATACCACGTGAAGATATTCCTAAAGGAACACCAGCACTTACAAGTTCTTGTGCTATTTTACCTGATGGTGTGTTTAGTAGTTCAAGACTACCCATTAGATCATTACCATCCCACCATACTTTTTTAATGTTGTGGGAAACATTTGCTAAGTTTACCACAGAGGAATCGGGGTGATCTAGTTCGCCTAATGCGTTGTTTTGTTTGATTGGGCCTTCCATGTATTTTTTAACCTCGCGTTCTAATACTTCGCGAGGATATACACGACCGTTGCCATTCTTTTGTTCGGCTTCTTGTAATTTACCAGTAAGCATCATTCTACTATTCTTACTTTCAGTAAGAGTAAGTTTAGATATGGTAAAAGGAATATGTTCTATTAATAATTGTTTCATATTAATTATTTTCGCCTGTTACGTCAGTCATATTATCACGACCATCAAACATTTCTTGTTTGATCATTTTACGAATAGCTTCTCTAAGTTTTTCTTCAATACCAGCAATTTTATTAATGCCTCTAGTTATGTTAGCATTTCTTCTAAATATTTCACCTGGTACATCTACTTTTTTAGAATGAATACCGGATGCTATACTGTTTGCTAATTGATAATCAACTCCATAATCTTCTAAAGCAGCCACTGCTGAATCATAATCGGGTGCTTGCATTGCTATTTGAGTTAATATTTCATATTCAGCATCCATCATATCATAATCTCTGTCACTTACAAACTCCTCAGATCCTTCTTTAATAGTCTTTGTTTTTTCACCAGTAGCATCCATTTTTTTAACACCACGAGTTGTTTTAGAAACAAGTGACATCATTTTAATACCTTTTTCTGGCTTGTTAGTTTCTTTTTTAGCTTTATTAGCAGATGCTTTAATCTTTTCAACACCCTTTGGTGTTTTCATTTGGTTAGCTTTATCTACCATTTCAGTTTCGTCTTTCTTTTTAGCAATAGCTTTATATTCTTTGCTAGGTAGAGCTTTAGTATCAACACCAGATAATTTAAGCTGAGTGTAGTAGAATGGATTTTCAGATAAATGATCTAAAGCAATTTTTTTAGCTTTTTCAGGGTCATCAGTATGTTCCATTTCTACTTTAATACCCATTCTTAATTCATCGTTATTTACTTGATCTGCTGTTAATTTAGTTTTTGATTCAGTCAATATGCCCTTATTTTTAAGGATACGAACAGCATCTTTAAATGATGTTACGTTAGTAACGTATTGAGGCATTGTCATACGCAAATTTCTCATGAAATTGGTTTGCGACATTCTACCTTCAGTCAAATCAATGTATTGTTGTTTTATACTTTTCATTGTATATTATTGTTTAGATTTTGCATCTACTTTTTCCATCATTTTTACACACTTCCACGTTTTTTTCCCATTAGGTGATTTAAATGATGATCCTGTTGTTTTATATACTATTGGTTTTCCTTTTGAATCTAACATAGGATCCATACTTTTATTCCGCCCAGTCATACTTTGTTTTTGTCGTACAAATAATGTATCTTCTGTTATTTCTCCTGAATGTGATAATTTTATCTCATCTTCTAAAAAATTACCTGTAGTACGGGGGGTTGATTCTATATATTTTTTTCCTTGAAAAGTATATTCTTTTTTTTCTTTTTCACTCAGTATAGATTCTTGTATTACTTCTTTAACTAATTGACGTATTTCTGTTAGTTGATCAACTTCATTAGATTGTGATTCCGTGATCAAGCCAGCTAACTGCTGCATCCTTTTTGTTTCGTTGATTAAATTTTTCATAGTTTTATTTTTATCTACCTTGACCTCTGTATGCTTTTGGTTTAGGGGTATGTTTATTATATGATTTTTTTGCTGATCCTTTTTTGCGCTTACCAAATGAAATCTTGCGAGACTCACCCGCACTTTTACCTTTTGCCATTACTGATTTAAATTTTTAATTTTATTATTTAAATGATTTACCATTTCAGATATAGTTGCTACAGCTTTGTTTGTGCGGTTCCAATATTGAATACCATCACCTTCACTTAGTTCTTGTTTCATGCGTTGTGTGTATTCAACAATGCGATCTATTTCTTGTAGCTTGCGTTTTACTTCGCGAATTGCTTTATGAAGTTGTTCAGCTTTGGTTCTGTATTTAACTTCATTTTTAAATTTATGGTATGTTACTTCGTTAAGTAATTCTTGATCAATAATGGTTTTTAATTTATTTTTTAATTCATATAAAGCAGGTTGAATATCATCAGCATCACTAAAAGCAGGATTTTTAATATGCACATCACCATTTTCATCTACTCCAGTAATATCAATATTCACAGGTATCATTCCTAAAGGACCTATTTTACTAAACTGAATGCCTTTTTTAATGGTCATTCTAACCCCAGGAGGTAATTTTTCTTTTAATAAACGAGTTAAAGGATATAATTCTTGTTCTTTTTCAAAAGATGTTCTACCTCTTTCAATAGCTTCTAAAGCTATTTTAGCTAAAGAAGAAACTAACATTACGTATTTTTCTCCTTTTTGTAGAATCTTGAAGTGTTCTTTTAACTTTGTTCTTAATTCACCAGGGAATATAAATTCTTTTGGTATGTAACGACGACCAGATTTTTTTACTGCTCCTGTTACTTCGTTAAGTAATTCTTGATCAATAATGTCGTTTAGATTCATTTTATTTTCTTTTACAGCGCTTGTATAATATCCTCCACCTTTAGTAGCTAAACTTTGACCAGTATAACCACTGGCTGCTGTGTATCCACTAGCAGCACCATATTTTGATGCTTGATCGTAATTGCTACGTTCGTTATATATTTTTTTGCCTTTCTTTTTAGCAGAAGGCCAAAGTGATTTATAATCTCTTACTTTAGAATCGGAAGGCATTGTAGTTTCACCTTTAGTAGCTTTCCATCCTTGCTTTTCAGCTGTTTTAGTAGCAGCATTTTTCTTTTGTCCTTTAGGGGAAAATGCTTTTGGTGTCATATAACCAGGAACAGCAGCTGTAATATTACCTACGGCTCCACCTTCCTGTTCATCTAACATTTCACGTATTAAAGATTTAATATATTCTTTTAATTCCATTATTTTATGGATTTTAATTCAGCTATTAATTGATGAAACTGAAGTAAAGCAATGATATTATCATCCTTTACATTTTGATTTTTGTCAAGTGGCTTTAATATATTTACTACTTCGTTTATTTTAATTTGAGTAGTTTTATCTGTTACTTTTTGATTCAATTGCTTCAATTCAGCTTTAATAGCAGCGTAATGATTATTAACGAATTCACGCAATCTAACATTGTTACTGATATTGTTAATGTATTCTTTCAATACTGATTTTTGTGGTGAAGATAAATCACCGTATTTTTCGTTGAATTTTTCAAGTAATATTTTGTAAGTTAAAATACGAGTACCTTTATCCATTTTGCTGTACTCTTCCATTACACGATCTTTAACCTCATTCTTATTTACCTCTTTACGTGTAATGTGTTCAAGTAATGTTACTTTATTTTCAATAACTTGAGCAGGCTCAATAAAATTTAATGAGTTATGTGCTTCAATTAAATTGTAAGCAGCAGCATATTGTGAATAGTTATTAATCTTTGACTTAAAAAATTCTTCTATGTCATAAGATTCACGAATATCTTTAATAAGATTATACTTTTCTTTGCGTAATGCTGAGCGATTTAATCTAGAAGATATTTCTAAAGTGGCATTAATTAATGATTCTGCTTTACCTTCAGTTAATGCTTTAGTGTTGATCAAAGCTTGATATAGCTTATGTTCTTTAACCAATTCAGATTTGGAAAAATATTTTTTCACTAATCCAATAGCAGCAGAATCTTTACCAGAAACGGTATCGCTGGCAATTTGGCGTACTAGTAATTCAAATAAAATACCAGTATTCTTGAATTTGCTATGTTTAATTTTCATATTAAATAGTGTGCACTACCTATAAATATATAGTTGTTATATGTCCTTAATATTTTTTTCGTCTAGCAATGAAGATTCTTGTTCAAATATATTCTGCTTATCTTCCATATCTTTTTTAATACCCTTAAGCATATCTTTATATTTCAACGATTCAGCTAATGCTAATAGTGATCCACCTTTTGGTGTACCACTACCTTCATCAGGGATGTTTGCAGTATATAACGGTGAATTTTCTTTACTACCTAATCTATCTTTACCTAATGGATCTTTCTGTGTTCCAATAATAGATGATTTTTCTACAGGACGCCCTACAGCACGCTTTTCATCATAACCAGGAGGAACAGGATTTTCACCAACACCATTTCTACCTTTACCATATAATGTAGCTAGGTCGTGAGGTGTACCATAAGATTTACCTGATTTAGCTGGGTCATTACCTTCATTTTCAATTTGTGATAAACGGAAGGTACGTTTCATATCTTCTATTACTAAATCACGTAATTCATCATATTGATCTTCACTGAATTGGAATATATTGTCATAAATCCAATCTGATGGTACTAATTTACTATCTTGTAAATCTTTAGCTAATGTAATTTTTTCCTTCCATAATGCTATTTTTTCTTGTTCGTATATTACTGAAGGAGTAGTTAGACTTAATTCAAAGTTATTTAATGCTGCTCCATCATATCCTTGAACATATAAATGTACTAAGGCTATCTTATATAATTCAGAAAGAATAATACGTTGAATACGTTCAATTGTGCGAGCGAAGCGAATATCTTCAGCAGCTAATGTAGCTTTACCAGTAAGATCTTTTTCGAATCCAAAGAAAGCTTTAGGTACTTTAAGAGCAGCTAACATTTCATCACGTAAGAAATTTACGTCATCTATTGCATTATATTCAAGACCTTTTAATGTTTCTATTTTAGTAGTACTATTAGCACCGCGTTGTGGAATATAAAAATCTTCCATTACATTCATCATATTGTAACGAAGATTATATTCACCTGTGTTCCTGTCAATAAATGGAGTTTTTTGCATTTTTTGCTTTAAACGTTCCATGTATCCATCCACTTCGTGAGGAGGTAAATTGCCAATATCTATATTAAATACACGTTTTTCTGGGGCACGAGTGATACGATGTAGTAACATCGCGTCTTTCATCAACACATATTGTTTGTAAGTTTTGCGAGCAGGCTCTATGTACGAGCGTCCGTAAGGAAGGTAGTTAGCATCAGTTAACAGCCTAAAATGCGCTATTTCGTAGTTTTCAAATTTAATTTTACCATCTCTATCTTTAGCACGGCTATTAATACCACCAGCTGCTATTACCATTGGGTCGATACGGAAACATACGTAAGATGGATTTTCAGGATCTGTTCCTTCTTCACGTACCATATCATAAACTGATAATGGTGTTACGTTGTATATTCCAAATTTTTCAGCTATTTCGAGGTGAAGATAAAAATCACCATATTTGCACATGTTGCGAGTCCATAACCATAAATTAAATTCAATATTTAATATATCATAAAATAAATTATATAAGATGCGTTGGATATTTTCATCAGCACTTCTAATCTGTATTACCTCTTTTGCTTCATTTTTAAGAGTAGCTTCATCAGCCACAATATCAAGAGCAGAAGCTATGATAGATTCAGTATCCATTGCTTCATAGTCAGTATATAACTGAATACGAAGTGTTTGATAGTTCATTGTAGGGTTATATGGCATATTAGCGCCATAGCGATGTAACTTAGTGAACCTATCTATTAAAGCATTTGTTTTTACGTTTCCGTAGGCTTGTATTCTGTCAACATCTATTGTGCGGAGTTGATTACCTCCAACATTTCTAATGATGACATCTGTTGAGAATAATCGTCTTAATCTACTAAATAAGCCTGAGTTTTGTTCAGCCATTTGTGTTTTATTATGTCAATAAATATTTATAATTTAAAGTAACCAGGTAATATCTTCACTACCATATGATGTTTCTATACGGTAAGGATTAGGCATTCCATTTGGTAAAAGGGGCATACTACCTATTCCTCCTTTAGTACTTGATATTCCACCAAGAGCTGCTCTGGCTAAATCTAATCCTTGTTGATGTAATTTAACACCAGTATCTCTTGCAAACAATCCAATCCCCAATGATATTACTAAGTCATCATTATAACCTGTTTGAGCTTGAGCTTTACCGTGTTGCCAAACAAACACACGTAGCTCTTCTAATAAACGTTTAGAACGAAAGATAAACTGTCTATCTCTAATATACGCTTCTAATTTGGAGATAACAAGTGGCCTTGTTTTTACTGATGTAGTAAAGCCAGGAACTTTTTGATCAGCTTCCATTTTAGATATCCATTTATCTAAATTCATTTCACCATATGAGCGAGGAGAATAATATATGTTTTGATATCCTTTTTCTATAATAGTATTAATAACATCCCATCCTACGTTTGCATTTTCTACTACTAATAAAGCATTATTATACTCAGAAGCAACAGATACAAGCATATTACCATATTCTCTTGTACCTAGTTGTGATCTATATTCAGCAACTTGTTCACACGATTCCACATCGATGACATGAAACGCAGAATAGTCACTACCATCACCGCGAGCCACGTCAGCACATACAATATAAGACTTGCTATAATCAGGATACTGCCAAATCCAAAAGTCGCCACCCAAGAAACGACGTTCAATAGGATCTTGTATAAATGTTTGTTCATAAAAAGATAAATTATCTGCTTCTATTAGTGAATTTCCTGATCCTAGAAAGTCACAATCATATTCTTGAGCAAATTCGCGGGGTGACATATTTGCTCGTTCTGTTGCTTCCCATTGTTCGTCTCTATCTGGGTGGAGATTCCATTTTAATTCTATGGGGTAAAAATCATTCTTTTTAATTTGAGCTTCAGTATACATTTTATGAAACCAGTTTCCAATACCGTTTGGAGAAGACAATGCTATAATACCTCCACCAGTAGCAATTGTTGGTTTAATACTTGTGTATATTTTATCAATACCTTCAATAAAGGCAGCTTCATCTATTAATAGTAAAGATACGGCGTAAGATCGACCGGCGTCTGAGGCAGCGGATGTAGCTACAATTTGAGAGTTATTGGCTAGTTTAAGTGATAATTTGTTATCGGATATTGGTTTTTGATTGCCTTTAAGCCAAGATGGTAAGTTGTTGTACATGAACTGTACTTTTTCAACCATACCTTTAGCTGTTTCTTGTTTAGTAGCTATACAAAGTACTGTTTTGTCTTTATTAAACAACATAGTCCATAAAGAAAAACCTGCTACTAATGTTGAAATACCTAACTGACGAGATTTATTTATGATACAAAAACGATTATGTCTAAAATCATTTAATACATCTTCTTGGAATGGGTATAGATGAAATAAAATACGACCTTTAGTTGGGTGGGTTATATAACAATATTTGCGAAAAAAATGTACAGGATCTGTTGCACATTTTATATATTCTTGTTTAATTATTTCTTTTATATTGGCTTGTTCATTTGCCATAATTTACATTATTGGTTATATATAAATATATAAGAAAGCCCAACTAACGTTGGGCTTCAGTAATGTATATGTAATAAATTATTTTGTTATATATAAATATGTAAGAACCCCACCAATAGCAGCTCCAGCAATTTGCATAAATGTTATTTTTACTTTTAATTTTTTATTTTGTTTTCTAAGATCTTCAACCCAACTATTCATTACTTGATATTTGCCTTGTTCAACTTGAATACGTTGTTCATACATTACCCCTTTTTCTTTATATGCTTCAATCATTTTGTTTTGAACGGCTACTGCTTCTCTTATAAGGCTAAGTTCTTCTACTGTAAGAGAGTGTATGTCTTTTAAGCTATCACAGCTAACTAAATCTTTCACTATTTGCTTTGCAGCATGAGCTGGGATCTTAATTGTGTCGGGCTGAGGTTTAGTTTGTGCTAAACTGAAGAAGGGTAATAAGAATAATAAAGTTAAAAAATGCTTCATTTGTTATAAATTTACATAAGTTGTTCCAGGAATAAAGTCACCTGCTTGGTGTTTAGGTAATAATGTTCTCCAAGTATGACCAAACGTTTTTTCAAAGTGCGGCCTGTCTTTGAATCCAGTCCAATCACCTCCCCATACCCAACCATTTGCTTTTAGTATGTTTACAACTTCCATCCAATCTGCTCTACCATCTTTGTCGAAGTCTACGTTAGTTTCCCAAGAAGCTGTGCTGCCATCTCTAATGAGAACAATGTCCAAGGCAAGTCCGTAGTTATGTATTGATTGTCCTGCTTTTGCTCTTGTTACTATTCCTAATCTATTTCCTTGAGCATCATATAGCTTTGTTCTTCCTCTTGAATAGATCTCTGCTTGCTCTGCAAATGTTCTTAATGTATAAGCAAATCTACAAATAGCTCTGCCTGTTAAAGCAGGTACAATTTGGTTTCTGTAGATATTATCTACTTCTGAACGCACTGCTGGATGTAGTAGTTGGATTCGTTGTAATGTAATTTGGTCCATAAAATTAGTAATTATATCTTGCTTTAAAGAATGAATCTACTTGTGTTGGGGTGTACTTGCCTACTTTACCACTTATTTCATGATAATATTCACGTATAATAGTTGTTTTTTCTTTAATATTACCTATTTTATCATCCAAACCATGAAGTTCTAATTCATGTTGAACAATAATTCCTTCAAGTTCTTTTTGTTTAGCGATTAAATTAGCATTAGTTCTATTTAATGAATCAAGAGCATGTTTGTATTCAAGTGGAAGTTCAGGTTTAGGGGTAAACACATAAATCATTAAGTACATCACTATCAATCCACCAACAACATATAATGCTGTTTTACCGTATTTATTTAAAATTTGTATGTCCATTTATATCCTTTATATGTTTTTTGTTTTCCTTTACAACATTGTGTAATATTACTATTACTTATATTTAATATTTTTCCTGCTTCTTTACCACTTATCCATTCTTTAATAAAATTATTTTCTAAATCATATTGAAGAACAGGTTTTTGTCTAGATTGGCTTATGTTTGTACTTCTAGTTGTGTTGTTTGTTATTTTTTTTCCAAATCCTTTTGGTTTAGAAATACCATAACTTTTATGGCTTTTTCCTCTTTTATTTATATTATATTTTAACCCAGTTTTAGATTTACTTATTTTTTGTTTTGATTCTTCAGTGTGATGATTTCCTAGTTTTTTATTTCTTATTTTTTGTTTTGATTCTTCAGTGTGGTGTGTTGGTCCTCCACCACCCTCATTTTCATTTAATACATTATACCCTAAATCTTTATAATGTTTTATCCACTTATTTTCTAGTGGTTTCCAATCTTCTTTTTTAGATGAATCTATTCTATCTATTTCTTCATATATAATTTGCAAACCATATTTACGTTTATGTTGGTTTTTTCTCCAATTTCCTGTTGTTTTACCTATGTAAATAGTGTTAAGATTATTATTTATATTTTTTACAATATATATTATAGTCATGTATACATTTACAATAAATATACATCACCTGCGGATCCCTGCATAATATTGTAGTTTTCTTATTTCATACATTCTGTCGTTGTATTCCTCTAGTGTTTCTTCATCTTCAATATCTTCAATTTCAGGAGCTGCTGTAATTTCTTGTCCTGTTTTCTTTTTCAAATAATCAGAACTAGCTATTAATGCATCTATTTTAGATTGGAGTGATGTTTTTAATGCTTGTAAACGTTCAATATCAGAAGAAGGAACATCTTTGATATCACCAGCTGTACCACCTTTACTACGTTTCATTTTAAGAATATTAGATTTAGTAGCATCTAAACGTTGCTTTAAATCACTATATTGCATAAAGGCTTCATAATCTTCATCAGACATGCTTGAAGTAGACACTGGTTGGCCACCAATTTCACCTGCTGTAGGTTCTTCTTCGTCATTAAAATCTTCTTCATCTCCTGCATTATCGTTAGGTTCAGAAGAGAAATATTTTGATAAATCACCACTTCCAATCAAAAATGCTTCAGGACCGTCTATAGTTTCTGGTTGTTCTTCACCAGGTGCGGGAGTTGTTTCTACTTCACCACCAGCACCTAATTTAACCAGCACACCTGCATCTAATAAGCCATTTACAACAGCGTTTGCTATTTGAGGGCGAACAAATCCAAATTGTGCTTGTAATTGTGTTTTTTCAGCGCCTGGGTTTTCGCGGAAGAAATTAATAATATCCGCCATTGATGCACCACTAACACGTTTGTTGGCATACTGTGAAGCATCAAAGTTAGGGTCAGCTAATCTAAATCCTTTAGCAATACGAGCCATTTCTTCAATTTCATTTTCAGATACCACTGATGTTCTACCTGAAGATAGATCTGTTTTTTTAGCTTGTAGTGCTTTGATTTGAGCATCAATAGCCACTATTTCTTTTTGTTTAGCGTCTTTTTCAGCAGGAGATTGTTCGTTTAATACTTCTTCTATTGCTTCGCGGATAATTCTGCGTAATTGTTTGGCTTTCATTGTTTTTAATTCTTGTAGTGTTATGTCCATAAATATTAAGATAATTGTGAAATAATAGTGTTTATGCGTTCTTCTGTCGAGCCTGATACTGTAATTAATTTTTTAGGTTTAAATTCGTTTAACATTTCACTAATAGTAATGTCGATTTGTTCGCGATATTTTGCGTCTGTTTCACGAACACCATTATTTTCTATTGGTATTCCTTCAGGTGAAACATAAACAATAGCATCATATTCTGTGCGTAGAGCCATTAATACTTCTGTGTAATAGCGTTTTTCATACCACCCAATTGATTTTGCACTTAATGTAAAAGCACACACATCATATACTGTTCTATCAGTAATAATATTAGGTTGCATTAATTCTATACTACGCTCAGCAGCAAATATTAATTGACCTTTTAATGTTGAGTCTGTGTTTAAAGAAATACCCATATCTCTTAGATATTTACTACGTTCAGTTTGAATTGAGTAGCCTTTAAATAGGTCTATTTCACCTAATGCTTTAGCTAGTGTAGATTTGCCTACACTCATTGTGCCTGTTAATCCAATTCTCATTTGTTTCTATTGTTTATTTTTTTCATTTGACGTGCTATTTTCTTTTGTTGTGTGGTATCTTTAGCACGCTGTTTAATTCGTTTTTCAGCTCCTGCTTTATATTTGATTTCAACACTAATAGGACCATTAGGAAATTTATCTAAATCATAAGTCCAGGTTTCAATAGTGTCTTCGTCTTCATAAATGCGAGTGAATTTTGTCATAACACAAAGTTAAGAAGAGGATCTTGACGATCCTCTAAATTTTATACTCTAGCTCCCGATGCTTTACCTACTGCTGTTTTATAGAAGGGAACACCATTTCCGTCTTTCTTTCTGTCTTCCCACTCATCTTTAGTATATTTTATACCAAAAAGATAATATTCAGCTTGGCGTTTGTTTCCTTGAGGAAGAAAAGCAGCTCCATCCCAATTATGCATTTTATTTACTCCATCTACATTAATGTAGTGAGCTATTGTGCCGTCTGCTGTAACTAATTTTTTTGTTCCAATAAATTCTTTCATGTGTTTTTATTGTAAATGTATGAAAGAAATTTTGACTAATCTAAATCTTCTAACCCAGTATCGTCTTTACGTAGATCACGTTCTATATCTCTCATTGTTCCTATAGCCCATTGTTTTTGGGAAGGAGTTAATTCATCATTAATAGCATTTTCTATAAATGGAAAAAATTCATCATCTTCCAATTTATATACTTCTGCGAAGAATAATTCACGCACACGAGCATCTTCTACATTACTCTCATTATATAATTTAGAAATAGCGTCATAAATGAATTTACCATATTGTAGATCACGAGGTTCATTAGATAATTTATCTACTGCTCCTACAATAGCTTTGTTTTTTTCTTTATCAGCTCCAAATCCTTCTGTACCTACTATTTCATATAATCCTTTTACAATTTCATGTACAAGCATTGGAAAACAAATAGCTTTTGCTTTAATAACAAATTGCTCATTTTCTTCATCATATTCCATTTCACTTTCACCACCTTGTGCTTTTTGACCTTGAGCAAGCATAGCTAACATCATAGCAATAGCATTTTCATCATCATAAATTCCAAATGCTAATTTAAGAATTTCATTATATTTCTGTACTAATGCTGGGTTGATTTGGTCTAAGTATTCTCTGTATAACATGAAGCCAAAGGCGCCTCTAATAGAGGCCCCTTGAGTAATACCATTTATAATGCGGCGTTTGGCTTTTAATTTTTCAGGATCATCTTCACCAAAGTCAGGTGAAGAAGGGTCTTCAGAATTTTGATCCATTTCAATATTCATATCTCCCATTCCTACTATCTTAGCATCAATTCTAATGTTTGCATAATCGATAATAGGATAAGCATCAGTTACCATTTGAGCGGCTACCATTTCAAGTTCATCACGGTATCCTTCTTCGGCATCTATGATCTCTTCTAATAACCCTTGGGTAAGACGCCTTGTTTGCATTAAACTCTTATTACCAAGCATTTGGCGCAAAGATTCACCTGATTTGCCTTTTAAAGCTGCTATTGTTTTGGGAGAGAATATTTTTTCATATTCTACTTCTGCTAGACGAGCCATTATCCTTTAGATTTAAAACGTTTAATAATTTTTGCTAACATTTCAGCCTCAGTCATAGTAGCTTTAATAGCTTTTGGTTTTGGTCTCTGATCAGGGTCTTTTGCTATATCAGGATTACCTAATGGGCGACGAGGTTTTGGTTTATCTGTGCTTGGTTTTCCCGGGGCAACAGCAGGACCAGGTGATGGTTCAGATGGGGCTTTTGCAGGTTGATTTTCGGCTAATTCCTGTTTAGCTTTAAGCTCTTTGTATCTTTTATACATAGAAGGAGACACAGCAGATTTAGATTGAATAGCATATCTTAATTCGTATTCAATTTCTTCTAATTCTTGTTGTTCTTCTGGGGTTAAAGCTTCATTCAACTCTTGCCTAATAATACGGCGAATACCTTCACGAAGCTGTTTAATGTATGCTTCTTGTAAATTTTCCTGTATAGAACTTTTAATGTTGCGACGAATAGATTCGTAAAGTTGTTGTTTAGTCATTGTTAACGTTTGACAATAAATATTCAGATACATAAATTCCCTGCGCACCACTCACAGTTATTCCGCGAGCACTTAATGCATCTCCAATAAAATATACGTTAGGATATTCTGCCAATGATAAATTATTATAGTTTACTAATGGTTCAGGACTTAAATACTTTACTTCAGGTATATAAATTCCAAAATCATCACCAAATTCAAATACTTTATTCATATCCCTAATGAAATTCATAATATAGCCGAAATAACCATCAAATGCAGGTTCAATAATATGAGCTAATGAATCTGTACTAATTTGATAAGCTGATACAGTTGTACCCTCTGATGTCATTCCTGGTTTACGAGTTCCATTAGGTGACCAAAATAGTCCTGTATGAACTTTAGTATCAACATTAAATTCAGTAAACTGTACTTTAGAAACTAAATCACGTGACCACTTAAATGGATCTTCAATACCCTTAATTTCCATTAATATACCAAAGTTAGTCATATCGTTTCGGAATTGTTCACCCTTTTTCGCATGGCCGTTGTACGTAATATCGCCATAAGTCTCCTCCACGGCCACGTAAGCGGCATTGTTATTAGTACAAAAGCTACGTAGAGAAACATTATCGAATTTCTGATATAATTTGAAGTCATATGATATGTCTATTAATTTTTGAAAATATTTTTGTGGTGCTTCAAAGCGAACACCTATTTGTACTGATTTAGGTTCAGTTGGTAATTTATATTCGTCTGATAATGATTGTGCAAAGTCAATACCTGATTTACCTACGGCAAATATAAGTTGATCATAATGGTGGGTGTCAAAATGTTCTCCTTTTTCATCTATCCATTTACCATAAGCAGTGTTATTACTAAAATCAATTTTAATAATTTCCGTTTCCCAATGGAATTCAACACCTTTATCTAACAAATATTGATACCATGTTTTAGCGATTTCGTGTAAATAATTACTACCAATATGCCATACAGGAAATAAACGTAAACCAAAGTATGGCTTAATAAAATCAGGTTCTTCTACGGGGTCAGAACAAAATATTTCTTCTGGTTTAGGGTGAAAACGTCTAAAGTTAGCAATTACTTGATCCATCAACTCCATTGCTTTTTCCTCACCACAATACTTAGATAGTTGACCACCAATAGCAGTATGGTATGTTAATTTGCCATCACTCCAACCACCAGCTCCTAACATACCTGTCATTACTTCTTCAGGTAAACGATTATGAGGATCATTACCTTTGTCGATAATAGTAATTAATTTTCCGGGATATCCATTGTCAACTAATTTAGTTGCTGTATTAATACCTGCTACGCCTGCTCCAATAATAACGATCTTTTTATCCATTCTGGTGTATTGTTTAATTTATTATAATTTAATTTTTTAATTCCAAGTTTATCTTTAATATAGAAGTTACGATAAGCTTTTATGGTATCCTCTTTTTTATATTCATCAGGCATACATTGTGGTGGGGGTGTAAAACCATTATTAGGGATATTCGGTTCATTGTCACGGCACCATTCTAACACATCTTGTGTTTTATGGCGTTTACCATAACGCTTAACAAATTCGTTACATATTTCTAAACCATGTGCTACAAGCCAACGATAATGTTGAATTGATTCACGTGTCCATTTAGTTGACGGATGATTATAATGAGCACGTTTGTATGGTGCTTCACCACCTGTCATCCAATGAGTAGTACAACACATTTGAGCAGATTCGATTTGCATTTTGCGAATGTGATCGTCTGCTAGTTGTTGAGCTGCTACTATTGGGTTGGAGTCTATGTAAAATATATTCATACTATAAATGTATGAATTTTATTTTGCCTTTATTTTTTGATTAAAGGAGATACTAATGTTAATATATTTTCAATTCTACGATAAGGCATTAATTTACCTCCCTTTAATACGGGCTTACCAAAATCTACTTCTATCCAATCTAGTTTTCCTCTACTATCTCCTTCTCCTCCACTTCCTGATGATGTGTTGATGATCTTTCCGGTGCCGTGTTTTTTATGGGTGAAATTGGCTCCTTTTCTATAATCTGTTCTTGGTATGTACTCTAATGTAGCAGGATCAATTAAATTAATATCTTGCTTTTCTTTTTCTTTTCCCATTAATTCATCTAAATCTATTTTATAGATATAATCTGTAGGAGTTAATATTTTGGCTTCTTTATCTCTATTCTTTTTTTCTGCGTGGTTTTTTATTTGAAAATATAATTCATTGTCGTCTTCTTTATCTAATAATAACAATGTGATTACTTTATTATTAATAACTATAGCTAAATATAATATACCCCTGTTTTCTACTTCTCTTATTCCTATAACTTCATCTTTTTCATTTTTTATTTCTTTAGTTGATATAGCAAATAATCTAATAGGGTATTCTTCATTATCAACAACAAGAACAGGTTTAAGTAATTTTATACCAACATTATATGTAACAGAAGAAGGCACATCTTTCCCTAACATTTTTTCAGCACGATTTTTTATTTCGGCTGATATGTTGTTTATAAGTTTTTCTTTTACTTGAAGTTGTTTATAATCTTTAAGAGGAAGTTCATTTATGTTTACTATATCTAATACATTACCTCTTTCATTTGTGCGAAGTTGAAAATGATCGGTATTATATAATTCTGATATTAGATTTTCATCTACTTTTGTTTTTTCATCGCTTAAATATATTCTAGGAGCAGTATCTTTAGTAAAGAAATATTGTATTTCATTTCCTATTGCTTGTTTAAAATCATCTTTGCTGAATTTCTTATAATTCCCTGTTGTTTCATCTAAAACAAGTATAGAATTTACTTTACTATCTTTAAAATATTGATCGACAAATCCTTCTACTATACTTTTCTTTAATTCATCTAAGCCAGATGTATTAAGTTTAAAATTAGGGTATAATTCTCTTAATACATTTTCTGCTTTTTCTTTATTTTCAGTAGATTTAAGATCTTCACCTATTTTTGTCAACCAAGCATCATTTTTAACAATTTGTGATAATTCTTTTTCATCTGTAATTCCGTATGCTTTTAAAAATGCTTTTTTTATAGGAGCCTTAGATCCCCACTCAGACAAAGCAGCACCTTTGCCCTTTAATTCTATAATTTCATCTCCTATTTGTATATCACCTTGTCCTGATCTTGCTTGGAGTTTTTTAGCATTTTTAAACATAGTAACTAACAACAGTTCCCCTGCTCCTAACTGATTAGAAGTAGTTTGTGCTAGTCTTTTAAGAAAATCTTCAGGCAATCCTGATTCATAAAATAAAGTAAATAAGTTGCCACCACTGCTAAGAGTAGGTTGAGAATTTCCTTGCATATATGTTAACAAGTTATCTTCTACATCAAAATTATTAGCTAAGTATATTACTAGTGGTGCAACACGTTTTAAACCCTTTAATGCAAATATTTTTTCTAATTCAGCGTTAGTATCAGATGAAGATACTTTACCAGCAACATATTTTTTTAATTTGTTTATTTGTTCTGGGGATAATTCAGATGTGTTTATTAAATCAATTAATTCTTGTTTTGAATCAACTTCATTTAATATTTCAAATAATATTTTAGCTTTTTCAGGATTATTTATGTCAACAATCCCATCTGGGCAGCGGTATGACCATTCAAGTAGTATATTGTCTATAACATTCATATTTTAAGCTTCTGCGGGTGGTGTTTCTTCAGCTGGTGTTTCAGCTGGTGTTTCAGCTGGTGGTGTTTCTCCTCCTGCTGCTAATTCAGGACCTAATTCAGCTGCTCCTGGTTCTGATGAAGGAGTTGATTCAGTTCCTCCACCTCCTCCACCTGTTTGTTCTTTTCCTTCAGCAGGAGCGTAATTTAATTCTAATAAATCTGCTATTGCTTGTGAAGCACGTTGTGATTCTCCTAGATTATCTGGGTAGTATTGTTTGCCTGCTACTTTAATACAAAATTTACCTTTACCAAGATATTTTATATTAAAATCTTGACCGTTAACTAAAGCAACTTTAAAAGTTGTTGGTTTAGGAGCTACAATGTCTATACCATTTACATAGCGTCCAAAAGCAGGTGACATTATTTCTTCTACAACCTTTTTTAAACCAGGGAAGCGATATACTAAGTACATCGCTTTTTCCGCTTTTCGCTGTTGTTCTTCTTGCTCTTTAAGAGCTTTTCTAACAGCTACCTTAACGTATTTTTCTAACAATAATTGTTTATTCATCATGTTTTAATTCATGAAAACCTTGAGCGGCTTGCTCAATGTAGTTTTCAGCTTTTGCAATGTGATCTTGAATCCAACCGGGAATATTACGTTCAATATTTCCTATTTTTTGAGATAATTCAAGAGATGCTTGAGCTATTGCTTTTAAGCTAGCTTGTGCCATTGATACTTCATGATCACCTTCTTTAATATTAGAAGCTATTGCTTTGCGGCGATTAAGAAGATATTTGTCGGTTTTATCTGTTTTACCGTCATTATTAATATCATCATCTTCTTGTCCTACTGGGTCTAGTTTTTCTAGTATGTCAAGTAGCTTTATCATTGAATTATTTTTGAGCTAATTTAGTAGCAGTAGCATACATTTTGCTTTTTTCTTCTTTAGATTTACCAAAGCCACCGGATTTTTTCATTCCTTTAACGATATCTTCTTTTTTATTTTTTTGAGCAGATGTCATTTTTTTAGCTTCTTTAACGGGTTTTTCCATAGATTTTATTTGCTCTTCAAGTTCTTTTTTCTTATTTTCAAGCTCAATAATACTATTTCTAAAATCATCCATTAAATCACCAACAATTTCTTTGTCAACATATTGATTAATTTCAGAAGGAATAGCACTCATTATTTCTTTTGCTTCTTGAATGTCTTCTTCAATTTTATCAATTTTAGCTTGTAATGCAGCTTTATCGCCTGCTTCGTCAATCATTTTTAAGCGGCCATCAACAGATGACATTTTTTTAGC